CAGCGTTTGTGGTCGCTTCGCTTTGTGAGTATTCAGTTGCTGCTGCATCCAATACATTTTTTATTGGTTCTGGAATGTTGTCTAAGTTTGGCATATCTAATGTTTTATTTAATAGTTTCATAAGTTGTTCTTCCGTTTATTTTTTTTGCTTTTAATATTTGTTTTCTGTTTTTACCACTTGTATAAGATACGTGAATCCAACTGTAATCAAACTCATTTATCAGCTGATCAAATTCTAAATTCTTTTTAATATAGTCAAATATTTCCTTATTGGTTGGTTTTCCTTTCGAATCCATATCTATGTCCATAGCTTGACCGCTACAATGCTGGCTCGTAATAGAGCCCTTAATGGCTTGATTTAAGTTTAAACCTCTATACATACTACTAACGTAAATTGGTGTCTTAAAATGCTCCCGAATAGGCTCAAATACCTTTTCAGCTAATAGTTGCATATTTTCAATTATAGACTGGTTCGGGTTGTTGTTTACTATTCCCAATTTGTCAGCCGTTGCACTCCTTGTGCATTCCTCTAAAGTTAAATGTTTACTTATTTTCATCATTCTTTTTTGTTAAAAGTTTATAAATCATAATTCCAGTGTATAGTATCGAAAGAGCTAACAATACTATTTTCATTGTGTTTTCTAAATTGGTAAAAGATAGTCCAAAAATTGTCCCGTTTACTGCTAATACTTCTATGTTTTTTGCGTTCATTTTTAATTAATTATAAACCAGCGAATCCGTGCGCTGGGCTGTTAGGGAAAATTCTATAAAGTCCAAAATCTATGCGTCTATCAGCCATTAAATCATAAGCATAACCGTCGTCGTAAATAGGCTCCGTAAGCAACTCGCCATCATCGTCAAATGTGGCGGGTATACTTACTATTTTGCCTATTTCCACTACGGCGTGCGTGCCTTTTAAATAATTAAAATCTTCATCAATTATTTTTTTATCTATTAAATCAGCTATTGCTGTTTCCTTGTCGGGGTAATTTAGTTTGAATATCATAATGTAGTTAAGTTTTGAAGTTCTGTATCAGTCAAAGGGGCAGGAAATAACATCATAGAATTTATTGATTTTGGAACGTCTATACCATTTGCTACTAAAAATTGACAATTTGTAACAGTATATGAAGTCGCTGAAACTATTTTAGTCCCATTTGCAAATAAATCAGCAGTTGTACCGTTCCATTTAATTGCGATTTTTACCGTATCTGTTGTTGTTGTATATAAAAGTGTTGATACTCCTGAAATTAGTTTTTCAATCATCAATCTACCTGTAGCTCCGTGTACAAATTGTAAACCATTCCCCCCCGTACCTCCTGATGTTTGTCCAATATATATAGATTGAGAAAACGAATCTCTTGTTCTAAAAATATTATTTCTTAAATGAATAAACCAAGTACCTCCAGCACTTGTAATTAGATTATTTGTGAAAATGTTTGCTCTTGTTAAAGAGTCTGAATTCCTTGTAATAGCACTTCCAATAGTTGGTATGTAAGATGTAGGGTAAGCTCCTACTTCTATTTGAGCTCCCCATAAAAATATACCCGAAGTGCCATCTCCTGTATATACAGGGTCGCCAGCACTATTTAATAATCTGATTACAAAAATATCATTAAGATTGTCTACTAATGCTCTTACCCATATAATTCTTTTCCATCCATTAGGGTAATCTTGAATAGTTATAGCGTTTGCTTCAGTACCCAAAACAACTTTTGTAATTAAATTTATGTTATTTGTCGCAGCCCAATTTCCATTAAATGAAATATTAGTCCTACCATCAGGTTTTATAAAACACGAAAAAGCAACACTCGATAATCCTGGTATCTGTATACTCGTAGAAACTTGATGCGTGCTATTAGCTGTATTTTCTACTAATTTATCTGCAGTTATAATTCCATCAGGTGCAGTTGTGCTATTAATATTAATAGTAGCATTTCCTTTTATCCAAAATGAATCATTAAACTCCTCGCTTCTTAAAGCTAAATTAGTCCTTTGTGGTTCAATCAATATAGCAGGGCAACCGCCTACAGTCTCATAGTTTAATCTCGGCTCGTTTACGGCTACATTTTCAACTAATCCTAAACTATTAACCCTCGTTGCAACCGTTCCTCTTACAACCGTTAAATCAGCGTTACCGTCTGAAGGTATAACCGAGTAAAGTTTACCAACCTTTTCAGCATTCGGGGTTATGATTAAACTTGCTTTGTCTAATAAACTCATTTATATATTGTTTAGATTAGTTAATAATGTATTTAAACAGTCCTCAGCTTCAAAAGAACCGCCATCAGTTGCTACCCTTGTTTTGAAGTTTGTTATAATACCGGGTACGGGTGATCCGATTATATCCGTTTCACCTGCATAACTTGAAAAGTAAATAGAACCCCAACTTATTATATTGTTAATAGCACCTTGCCCCCAACCTATCGCGTTGTTGACTGCTCCTTGTCCCCATCCTATGTTATTTGGCATTTTCTTTTTGTTTTAAATATTGTTCCATCTTTTCTATGTTTTTTGCCTTTACATTATACATTAATTCTTTCGGCTCTTTTGGTTTTTCCTTTTCCATAATTATAGTACCCATCCTGTAGGGTTTGGTTTTTGGTCGGGGTACATATCACTATTTGAATTTGTCCAATATTCTGGAAACATCGAACTTGCATTTATAGCCATATAGTCTACGAAACGTTTAGCGTAAAAGTCTGAAAACGTACGGTGTTTTTGAACTAAAATATCTAATTCATCTTTTGAAACGTTCTCGCTGTTTTCGCTTCTATGTTTGAATACTCCACCGTTACGAATTTGGTAATTTGCGAAAGGTAAATAGTCCACCATTGCAAAATGAATTAACATAGGTTGCACGTAGTCAACAACTAAATTCAAATAGTTACCAGTCAAAGTAGCACCGTCTATTTTATTTGTGATTGCGTCGTATAATTTCGTACCTAAATAGTTCTGAACGTGCATCTGTTGAGCTATCTTTATAAACTGAATAAATAAGTCAGTATCTACATTAGCGTTTAAGATAGTGTTTGCTTTTAGGTCTTTGGGTGTGATAAATAGTGTTGTCATATCTTATCCTTTGTAGTTTGGATGGTGTCCGTTGTTAGGCATATCTTTTGGTGCTTTCGTTGCATTATCTAATCCTTTTGGTGTTGGATTATATCCTGCAATTGAATTGACCTTTTCACTTGAACTCAATGCTTTGTCTTCATAAGGTGTGCCATCTGTTTTAGTTTTTAATCTGTATAGATTTTCGCTCCAATAATGACCGCAATTTACACCGCCTTTAAATTCAAATAAAGAATAGTTTTGACCTTGATGTCCAAATGAATTATTTACCCCTTGAAATGAAGCCATATCAATGTCCTCTTTGCGATATACAACACCGCTGGCAGTTCTACCCATCATTTTAACGCAAAAGTCTCTTGTGTTGTTACTTCCGTACTTTTGTGAGTATTCGTATCTAACTTTGTAAATATCTTTGTCTAAATAACTTTGTTTGCTTGGATATGAAGTTATAAAGTCTTTTAAGTTTACACTTGCCTTAACTTTTATTAATTCACTTGCCCAATTTTCAATATTGCTATTTTCGTTATTGTATTCTCTTTTGTCTACTAATTCCCATTCGTCTGTAATAACTTCTCCATCAAATGAATTTATATCAAAGCATTCTTTTTGCTCGCTTAAATTAGCTGTAGGTTGTACGGGTTGTGTTTCTATTGTTAAATCGTTATTGCCATCTAACGGTTGTAGATTTTTAAAATAAAGATTCAAACTAATATCGTTAAAAGATAAAATTTTATTGAAGTCTTTTATTAGTAGATTCTGAAAAGGTTTAATAACGGTGTTTTGCATTAAAATAGTTGCAGTTTGTAATTCGTCTGCATTGTTACCAAAACCGCTGTTATCTTTAATACCTAAAAGCATAGGGGAAATCACTCTATGCGATACCATTATCTTTTTCATCGATTCATCACTCAAAAATTGGTATTGATTGTGTGCGTCTGAAAGTTGAACGGGTGTAATAGTAGCCCCGTAGTTGTTACTATCGTTAAAAGATAGGATAAACCGACCAGCGTTAGAGGTTCCGCCAAACTTGTTTTGTATATTTCTCTCAATATCCCTTTGCTCATCTTCGGTCGGTGTCCCATTATTAAAGTTTATAAGCATAGAAGGTGCAAGACCGTTCATTATATTGTTAAGATGGTAGTTAGATATTTCTTCTTCTAATTCGCAATACTGTAAGCCCCCCTGATAGTCTACAGGGCTATAATAATAAAAGCCTGTTTTATATGGTTTTATAAAAAGTATTTCTTCGCCACCGTTACCAAATCCAAAAGCGGGTATTTGTAAAGGAGGTTTTTGCCTTGTTACCTTTGTCCAATCTTCGGCATAAAAATAAGCTTCTACTTCGCCATCGTCGTTGCATTTACCACTTCTTAAAGTTTCTACAGGGAAATGATTGCACTCAACTATACGGGTTTTATCTATTGAATAAACAACTTGTACCGCACATTGTCCCATAGCTTTTAAATCATAACACAAACGCTCAGTTGTATCGTCATCAAACAATAACATAGCTTGTGCGTATTCCTCAGGCTTTAAAAGTTTGTCCGTTGCATCAATTCCTTTGCCGAAAATCATTTGACTAATTCCGTTTACGATTGCGTTGTTTGTAGGGCTTCCGTTTATACGGTCTTGCAAGTATCCAAAATAGTTATTGTTTTCTCCATAGTTTACCCATTCCTGGTTTCGTACTTCAACTACTTTTGGACTTGTATAGGTTGCTAAATTCACTACTCCAATTCCACCCATTTTTTTAGGCTCTACCTTATTTATTTTCTTTCTCATATTTTATAGTAATTGTTGTCGATATTTGGCAACGTATAATCTCCATTGTTAATCGAATAACTGCTTTTAGGTTGATTTGTGCAAAAAACTCTGTCTTTGTATATAATAACGCCACTAACGTTAAAATAAGCCTTTAAAACGTAAAAAGTATTTTCTTTTAAAAAAGATAAATCATTACTACTTAAATAATAAATATCATTTATAGAAGTTCGTGTAGTTGCTGTTTTGGTTACTACTTCTTTTGTCGTTTCATTTGTAAATTCCAAACGAATACTATTACCAATTAAATCCGTTTGACTTATTGGAATTATTGGAAATGTTTGATTTGCTGATGTTGTTAATATTATCATACCAATATAACGCTAACTTATTTATTTTTGTAAAAAAAAAGCACCCATAAAATGAGTGCTTAATTCCGACCAAGTTTCCTTAATCCATTTTTTTATTATGCAGGTGTGATTTGCGTAGGTGTGCCTCCTATTACTGCTATTTTAGCAGTTACTAAAGTAGAAGTTACAAACTGCGACATCATAGGTTCTTGCGCCGAAACGGTTAAACTGTAACCATTTAGGTCGCCAAGCGCCACACCCGTTGATATAGTTCCGTTAACATCGCAACCTCTTGTCATTCCAACCGCTAAATAGTTTCCGTTGTTATCTTGTACAAAAACGTGAGGTCTTGTAGCTATAACTTTTGCTAATTCCACTTGTGTAGCTGCATCCAATTTTGTCAAAACCAAAGTAAGTGTTTGTTCAAAAAAAGTAGTTCCGTTATCATTACTTGAAGTAATTGTTTGTTCCAATCCCGATGCACTTTTTACATCGTATTGATATAGTTGATAAGTCAATCCGCTAAATGCAGTAACTAAACCCGCTGTTATTGTAGCTGTTCCCAAAGTTCCGTAGTCTGCAAAGAATACTTTTTGTACCCCCCCGACTGCATCCTTGCACGCTAATTTCCGTCCCGTTGACATCAGACAAGCCATATGTTTATATTTTTTAAGTTAATAAAAAAGGGCTACCTAAATAGCCCTTATTAAATTTATGCTATTCCGTAAGTTACTGCATCAGCTCCAACTCCAACTTGAATTCCTCTTGTAAATCTCGCTATGAAACGTACATTTTTAGAACCGTCGATGTCTGCCATATCAATTGTTTTAACCACGTTTGCGTCATCAGCTAATCCGAAACCTACATAAAGGTTATCAATTGTAGTAGCTACCATTGTGTTAGCTGGTAAACCATTTGCAACAAAGATAGTAACACCGTCGAAAGTTAATTCGCCACCGTTGTACCAAGTTGTACCCGCTGCATTAACACCAGCGTTTGAAGTAGCAGCAACGCTAAATCCACCCAATGCTCTTACGTATGCTTTTGCAACGTTTTGAGACACGTAGATTCTTAAATCTTCTCTACCGTAAAGAGCAGCAGGAATACCGTCTACAACTCTACCCATTTCTGTAATAACATTAGAAGCTGTAATAGTTAAAGGTGTTGCAATAACAACTGAACCATCTGTTTTCAAAAGTTTCCCTAATCCATTTGTGGCATTCCAAAGGAAAGTTTCAGTATCCAATGCAATGTCTTTTAAGATTTTTGCAATAAAGAAATCTGAGAAAGTAGTAGGCAAATTGTCGTATGCGCTGTAACCCATTGAAACAGCTTCCCAGTCTGATTCGAAAGGAGTTTTACAAAGTTGTAAGTTAACTTGTTTTTCAGCAACGGTTAAAACTTTGTCAGCCAAAGATACTACGCCAGTATCTGTAAAATCACAAGTAGCGTCTGTAATCATACCGCTATTTGTAAGACGTTTGATGTTTGCTTTGTATTTTACGTTTGGAAGTAAAGTTACTCCATTGTTTGCAATTGTGTTTGCACTTAATACCGCAGCAGCGATATACTTACCAGCGAATTCGCCAGCGTAATTTGATGTGATTGTTGGTTGATTAGCCATAGTTTTTAAATTTTAATTATTAATATTATTTTGATAGCATTGCCATAATGCGTGATTCAGTTCCTGATACGTTAGCCTTAGTATTTTGTTTACCCAAGTTAACTACCTTTTCAGTTGGTTTGTGAGTAGTTGGCTTTGTAGCACTAACACTTGAAAGGGTTGCTTTCATTTCTGTTTGCATACCGCTCAAAGCGTCTAATTTAGCCTGTAGTTCGTCAATTTTAGGCTGTACGGCTTCCATTACTAAAGCAATAACTTCTTCAATTGTAGGGGGTACATCTGCCAATTCTTCAACTATTACTTCTTCAACTGTTTCTTCTACTGTTTCAGTTGATAATTCTTCTTCAACTATTTCAGTTTCTTGACTTGCAACCTCACCGATAATTCCAATTTCAGTAACGTAAAGTTTAGAGCCATCTGCCATAACGTACTCTCCAATTTCCAAAGGCTCTTTAACTTCGCCATTGATTGCAAAAATAGGATCACCTACTGAAAAGCTATCCGATTCTACAACTGTTCCATTCTCCAATGTTTGTTGTTCTAATTTAACCTTAATGTTAAGTAAGGCTGTAATTCTGTTTAGTAAATCTGTATTTTTCATTTTTTAAATTTTGAATTTATAATATAACGAAAGGGTGTTTTTTTTTGCATTTTTGATTTTACCAACTTGTTAATGCTGTTCTTCTCCAAGTATTTGCTGCTATGCATACATATATGAAACCAGCTGTATATCTAATCTCTCCAAGTGCTCCTGGTGATGTTGCTGTTGCAGGTGCTGTATTTAATGCAGAAATTAAGTATCTTCCTGTTGAAATTTGAGATGTGCTAATTGGACAATTAAGATTAAAATTTCCAGCTTCAACAGTAATATCACTACTTAAGTCATTTATTTCAATTTTAGTAGCTCCAGCTTCTAATGTAAGTACATCTCCATTTGCACTTATATCGTCTGTAGTTATACCTCCATTTTGAACTACTCTAAATTTTAAAACTCCATTTTTTTTAACTTCAATAGGGTTTCCTGTTGATGAAGTACCGCTCTCTATAACAACTCCTTTGTTTGTGTTTCCTAAATTAACATCAATGCTTGGTGTGTTATTTCCATTTCCGTATGTTTCAATTGGTATTCCTGATACTGAATAAGCATACAAACCATTTCCTGTTT